TTTCCCACTCTAAATAAGCGATTGCATGGGCGAATTCGTGAACCAGTGCATCTAGCTGGACTTGCTCCGGTCGGCTTGCATCAATGCGGATGCGGAAATAGCCATCCATCCGAAGGCAGTCGCCAAGCAGGCTTTCGGGCATCTTGCAACGCCTGACCGATACCGCGATGGTAGGGTGCTTCGCTTTTAGCGAATCTCGTAGGTTGGCGAACAGGTCCATCATTTCGCCCTCACGGTATCGATCCTCACCCGTTCCGTTCTCCAGTCCCACCAAAAGCGTAACCACGCCGAGCCGATTGCCTTTGGCCCTAGCATCTTTTCCACTTCCCATCCTGCATGACTGTCGCCCCAGGCGTCTTTGTAGCCGGGGGCACGCACATGCAATTGTTCATCCTGCCATATTTCCCCTTGCTTACTGAGCCTCATTCGCGGGATCGTTACGCTCCATTCGTCGTGCGTGTGGCCTGTTAGCACGATGTCAGCATCTGGGCACCATACCGATATTCGATTAGTCTGGATTGTCCCTCTAGTCACTGGCCCGCCACCGCCGGTCCCGTGGAAGTGATAGAGCGTTTTTGAATCCTTGACGGCATTGGGTTGGCTTGTGCTCTTGCCCTTCAACGCAATGTCGCAAAATCGAAACATGACAAATCCACCATAGCCACTTGCTTCGACGTTCGATCCGTGGGCCCTCATCCTAGACGCTAGCCGGTCGGTAAGATCGGTTTCATGCCTGCTTGTAACCGCTGTCTCGTGATTGCCTTTGCCGAGCACCGCGAAGTGTGATCCGTAAGGTCGATAGAATTGTGCCGCTGTCTCGACTAGTAAGTCGAAGTAGTTTGAGCCCCTGTGCTCCTCCCTCAGTGCGTTCTTGTCGGCTCGCTTATCCCACTTGCCCTGCATCGCGCAAAACAGGTCGCCGTTGTCAATAATTGGAGCGTCGTATTCAAGAGCCTCATTTAAGTGCTGCTTTTCGAGGTCTTGATCGCATTTGGGGTTATCGTGGTGAACGTCCGACCGAAGCAATACCCATTGCTCCCAGTCTTTTTTGCGTGTTAGGTCAATCGATATCTCAACTACGTTTCGCGATATTTTCCTGCTGGTCCAAGCCATCGGTTTTCCTCCAAATGGATAAGGCTTCATCAGTCGTGATCTCAGGCTTGCCAAGCTTTGCGTTTACTGCGTTGTGCAAGTCTACACTCCATGCAAAGAATGCTTCGGGGGAAGTGAAATCGGGGGGCATTTCCGCAAGGATTCGCTGGTAGCCGTCTTTACAGTCGCAACGCTGCGGGATGAGGTATTGCCAAATATCGAGCCATTGAGGATCGCAACCTCGATAGCCGTGAAGCTTGTCCCATGCGAATCGGCCTTGAGCGTCTGACCGCTCTTGCTGCTTGGCCCTTAGTTGCTCTTCAGTCAATGGCTCTGGCCTTGGCGTCGATGGCGGCCTAGGCTCTCCGGGCTTGCGACATTTGCCAATTAGCTGCTGATAATCTACGAGTCTGATCGTTGTCATGGGTTTAGCGTCACCGTCACAGTTGGGAATGGTACGCAGATTCGATAGTTGCCGGTTAGGTAGTTGATCGACTGATTAAATGAGTATGCGTCAACCGTAGGACCCCTGGTTTGGTATGGCATAACTATCGGATCTTCGCCGCCGATGCATGATGAACAATCCCACCAATTGCACGATGTCCGGTCGTCGATGTTTACACCTGGGTAGGCTTCCTGCGGGTTGTCGCATATTCCAGGGCAGTCTTGCGTCGTGTTGATGTTCTGATCTTTGAGTTGATGGCAACCAGAAACGCTAACTCTGTAAGCCCCGTCGACATAATAGCTACTGTAGTTGAGCGGGGGGCTTATTCTAGGTGCCGACAACCCCCTGCCTGTGAATCGATTGTCCTCGCAGTCGCAAGGATAGCCGGGCAATTGCGGGCAGTATTCAACCTCGCCCTGCGTGGTCGCGACTAGCCCATTATCGCATGATGCCCCGGTATCGAGACAGTAAAGACAACTAGCCGAATTGGAAAACTCTTGCCTAGTTCCGCCGTCAACTGTTCCGATTGAAACGCCATCGGCTTGGATGCAAAACCCTAGATCGTTCCTGTCGTAGGTGGCACCAGGAACGCAGAAATCGAAAACACATTGAGTGGTAGGCGTGCTTCCGTTGAAAGTGATCGTACTTGGGATCTCCTCAAGCGTATCGTAGACCCTCACCTTGGTCATGTAAAGCGTTTGCGGGCTTCCGTAGGTCAAGTCGGTGTTGCAATTGAATGCCGGATCGTGGGATAGCTTTTCAGTATCGCAGACAGTTCTTTCGCAGCAACCGAACTCATTTGAGTAGGTCACATCGCGGGTGAATGACTCGTAGACGCCTCCGCCCTCTTCGACTTCATATTCAATCGTGCATTCGACTACATACCTACAAACAATATCGGTACTAGGCGGGCAAATCATATCGCGCTTGTAGATCGCGACGTTAACCGCGACGTATCGATATCTCGCCGCGAAATAGTACTCCTCGATCAGTTCATAATCGATCTTTGTCGTTCCGCAATTGATAATCTCGCCGCAAGCCTGGAATGCCGTTGGGCTTGCATTTGTTGTCTCGTAAATGCAATTCCCAGATATTGCGTCAAAGTAGATTGTCCACGCCGGACTAGCTGCAAACTTTTGCGATTCGATAATCTTTACCGATGTCGTTGAGGATTCCGTCAACGTTTGTTCGGCGATCTTTTTGCAGTCAATGGTGTAGCCTGGGTTGACTAGATCGCGACTTGCGACATGGCAACAATTCGAGGTTTCAAATTCAAGCACCGCATTGCTTAGGCTTGGGCCCGTAACGTTTATATTTGTCGCGATCTCGGCAAGCTCCTCCGGGGACATGCAGCAAGTTCCGCAATTACAACGCCCGAAGCATCCCATTAGCACAACTCCACTGCAAAAAAGCGATTGCCAACGCGAAACACTTTGAGGTAAGCACCGCTTGCTATCGCTGATCCTGCATTGTTGACAGCCACGGAGTGAAGATTTTGAAGTACATTGCTGCTGTCGGTATACTTAATTTGAGCCGTCCCGCTTCCGACTGTTGTCCCGCTCCTAGCTGTGATTGCAGTCGTTGCAACGCCGATGTAGATATTGTTGTCGCTGATTGCATCGCTTGCGATCTGTCCGCCTTGCCGCTTCTTTCCAATGCCCGCCAAAAGGGCCTCAGAGTCGCTGTAATTAAAGGCGTAGAGTGTTTCATCGGCCATCCTAGGAGGTCCTTATCCACGAGAACGAAGCCTCTTTTTTGGCACGAAAGTTTAGCTCTGCTGGCGTGGTTGTTTTTCCGCCCGATCCATCGAGGGCCCCGACGATTCCAAATTGCCCCGTGTCGTCCATGTATCGCTTGCGTTTATTGCCGTCTGTTGCATCGAGGTAGAATGGCCCTAGGTCCGCTCTCTTTTCGTCGTGCGTGTCCGGGTCATAAGTCACCTTGTACTTCGCTCTCCAAGCCTGATAGCCCGCATAGGTGCCTAGTTCGGCCTCTTGCACTTCGACGAGCATCGTTCGAGCCGCAAGCACTTCCCGCCCAGTGTCGAATGATGCGTTATTAACGGTGTCATTGCGTTCTAGAAAATCCTTCATCGATAGTGAAGGGCTATCAAATTGCACAAATGAAAATTGGCAAAGACTTGAGGTCGTCACCAACGGCTGATCGAATGGCGTTCCCGCTGAATTGACGCAAGCCTTTGGCGTTGCTGATCGATCTTTCGGCAATACCTTTTCCTTGGTCAAAAAGGAATCAATTTTAAAGAATGGAATCCACGTTGCCGGGTTTGGGTTTTGCTCTTGGTTTAGCTTTTGTTGCTCCTGACCGGTCTTGAAATTCGCTGTGACGCGCCAGTAAAGTGCATGCCCTTCATCGCGGTCGCCGGTCACCTCGTCGCAAATCAGCTGCAATGGCCCGTAGAGCAAGCCAGTCCTCGGGAGATTCGACGTGTTGTAAAGCACGTCATAGCGACTCGATGTAACTTGATCGGTCTTAACTAGGTAGTTCCAAGTCTCGCCGAATACAAGCGTAAAGCCTTCTCCCTTGCGACAGTATCCAGATCCTTTGCGAAGTTCCGTCCCTACTATTTCGTTTGCCACTTACTACCTCGCAAATTGAATTCTTGGGGCCTCTTTGGCAAACTCATTTGCCCGCCGTGTTTCATTGAGCAAATCGGATTGCCATTTCTTCCGCTCTGCTTTTTCGGCTGCATCGGCGTTTTGTTGTAGCAAGAATGCTGCTGCCTCTTTTGAGCCTGCTTTGAGTGCTGGGGCTAGGGTTTTGGCTAGATCCTCGGTCTTTTGACTTTCGCCGAATCGCTGCCGAATCTGTTCTTGCTTGGCAAGATTCGCTTGGCCCATCGTGCCCGTTTTTTGATCGACCGATAATTGATCGTAAAGACCCTGGAGCCTGCGAATTTCATCAATCGCCTTTTGCTTGTCAGATACCATTTCTTTCTCGATGGCCTGCGATTCTTCCATCGCCTTTTTGCGATCCTCTTCAGCCCCAATGAGCTTGAGCATTGCGTCATATCGCTCGATGTCAATCTGCTTGTAGCCTTCGTGGGCTTGCTTCTGTCGCCTTGCTTCATCTTCGCCTAGCGTAAGTTTGTTCAGCCTGTCGCGCATGCTCCAAAGTTCATCGCCCGCCTTTCTCTGAAACTCGGTTTCCGCTTTAAGTTTATCGAGTCGCTCTTTGTCGGCTCTGGATCGCTCCATCTCCGCTTCCGCTAGCTTTTTGGCTTCTGCAACTTGCTCTTGTTTCTTTTGTGCTATTTCGCTTTCCTGGTTTGCCGCTCTAGTCAATGCCGCTTCGCGATCTAGTTCAGCGTCTTTGATTTCTTGGCTCTTGTCGAGCACGCCATTGAAAGCCGCCATCATTGCTTCGCCTGTGCCGAATACAACATCCCCTTTGCTAAGCCTTTGGCCTAGCGTCTGGAATCCTGCGCCGACGCCTGCAAAAAGCGACGTGTACGAGTCTGAAATACCCTTGATGTTTGCTGCGAATGGCCCGCGTTCGCCCGACTCCGAAGTCCCGAAGCCTGATCGAATGAGCCCCACGGTTTCCTTTATCAGCGGCATCAAATCATTTCCCAGGCTGATTGCTGCCGCTTTGATATCGCCTTCCATTTTTGCGAACTGTCCGGCCATTGACTGAGACAATCGCTCATTCATTCCAGCGAACAGCCCGCCTTGCTCTGTGGCCGTTTTGAACGCCATCGCAACCATTTGGGCTGATATCTGCCCGTCTTCCATTCGCTTCTTCAGCTCGACCATACTAATCCCAGTGGTCCGGCTGATTTCCTGTAGCGGATTAAATCCGCTGTTGACCATCTGGAGTACTTCCTGACCCATCAATCGCCCATTGGCTTGAACTTGACCGAATGCCAGCGAAAGCCTTTGGAATTGCTCCGAGTTGCCAAGCGATACCGCTGCAAGTCGATTCATCGTCGTCGATACTTCGTTGGCGCTAACGCCAAATTGCATGAGAACTTTTCCAGCGTTCGCAAACTCGGAATAGTTCAGCGGGCTTTCAACATCGAGCCTCTTAAACTGCTGGATAAGCGTTTCTGCCTTCGATGCCGAGCCCGTCATCACCTCAAAAGCGATCTTCGTGGACTCTAGTTCAGTAGCAAGGCTGACTGATTTTTTAACCGCTTGGAATGCCGCCGCAATGCTGATGTATTGCATTGCTGAATTTTTGAGCGACGATACCGCGCTAGCTTCGTTGTTTATTTTGCTAGATGCGTCTTGGCTAGCTTGTGCTAGTCGCTTGGTCGCTGCTGTTTGCTGATCGGTCTGCTGGGTTGCCATTCCGTACTTGGCGATTAGGTGGTTTTCAGCCTGAACGAATTGCTGAATGGTTATACCACCCTCACGCAACGCCCGCTCGAAAACAGCCATTTGAGCCTTGAACTTATCTAGCGGAGGCTCTGACTGCCTTAGTATTGTGCTCATGCTGCGAAGTTCGGAACGCAGAAACTCGCCGCCCTCGACGTTCATGCCGACTTTGATGTTCGCAACGTTGATCGTTTGAGCCATCTACTTCGCCCCCATCGTCCCGAAAGCCTTTAGTTGATCTCCAATCGCTTCGGCGTTTTCGATAGCCGCTCTGATTTCGCTCGCAATCGTCTTCTTTGGTCGCCTAAAGCGATCCGGCATAAGGTCGCTAGAACTTGGAGCATCCGAGCCAGCGCGAGCGTAGATAGGCAATAACAGAGCCTCAAGGATCTTCGCGGTTTGCGCCCACTTTTCGCCCATCGGTTCCACCGTCTCCCATGCTAGCCACTGATTAAGAACGCCCGCCGGTTGGCTTGCAAGCCAGCCTAGCGGGTCAGCGATTCCCCATCGTTCACAGAGCCGAAACGCCGTTTTTAGGCGTCGGCTCTTTCGGATTTTTTTGCAAGGTCTTTTATCTCGCTTTCGTCGTACTTAGACAGCGACAAGCAAGCCTCATAAAGCTTGCCGACAATAGACCTTGGCACTGGCTTTAGTTGCTCCCAATCATCGACGATTCGATTACCGCTTTCGTCGATGAGGCTGTATGCAACCAATAGCATTCGATGCCGCGCGTACTCAAATTTGCCATCCTTGGACTGCATGGCGATTTCCATCTCGGATGCATCCGCTTCAGACAATTCGCGAAGCGTAAACACCTCGCCGTCAATTGTCGTTTGCGTGGTCCGAAGTGGCCTCGATGCCAAAGCAAAAAACGCATCTCGTTTACTCGTCATCGTCTGCCCCCTCTTGTGCTATGGCCTTTTCGACTTGCTCGACGAATTGCCGAGAGTACTGTTCTGGTTCTTCGACCGTTACGCTAGCAAGCCCCTGACCTTCCGCTGCTTCTTTGCTAAGCTTGGCAAGTACTGTCGCGTCTAGCTTGTCATGCGGGAACTGAAAGATCGCTTGGATCTGGGTCTTTTCGCCGTACGGCAAATAGCCGACAAGAGCACCAGCGAAAAAAATCTGAAACTGCTTGAGTTTCTTATTCTCGCCGGTTGATAGGCTGATGCCGTATTGCTGCTTTAAAGAAAACAAAATAGCCTCCTGCTTAGGCTGGTGTGAAAGTAATCTCGGTCTCGCCGTCAAACTGAAGGACGTACTTACCGCGCATGATTTCGCCTTGCTTGACCGATGGAAACTCAACTTCCTTCACGAATGCGGTTCCTTGGTAGGAGCCTGCGCTCGGAAGCGTAATCGTCACCGCAATACCAGCGTAAGGTTCCGCCGATGGAATCATTGCTGTGGTGATCGGCGGTGCCGCTCCCAGCCAATTGAACTCGACCGGCAAATCTGGATTCTTTCTCAGGTCGCTTGGCCGAAGATCCTCAAAGCCAGTCGTTGATAGCGTGGTAATATTTAGCGCGTCAGTGCTGACCTTGATTCCGCCGATTGAAACAATCTGCGTAGTAACCAACCCGGTTCCGGAAATGGTCGCCCCAAGTCCGGTTCTTGCTTTCGTCAGTGCCGCCATAGTTAAGGTTCTCCATAATGAACCAAGAGGTCAAAACTAACAACGTACCGATGCTCTTGGTTGCCATCGGTAGGAGGTTCCTGCATGTATTGATCGCCTGAGGTAAACTCTACGCCGTCTAAGTCGTAGCCGTCAACCGTGCCGATAAATGCCGATATTCCCGTTTCGCGAATTGCTTTGCTGATCGCGCTGCAAGTCCTGCGAGTCAAAGCGTAAGCCTCGACGGTTATTCTTGCATGAGCTGACTTACCGACTCCGCCTAGATCGTGGTCGCGCTCTGTGCTGTTGGTGTAGTACACGACATAGGGCAAGCTAGCACCCTCAACGGCTGCATCGGGATACATTCGCTGCCCGATTAGCGTCGAGACTGTCGAATAAGACAGCAGTTTAGTTCTGAGTGCTTCGCCAATTGCCGACACGCTTTACCGCTCCCCGCTGACAATGTAAATGTCTTTGCTTGTTTCGCTTGAGCCCGTGACGATGCGAACATAGCGAACCCCTTCGAAAACGTCGGGATTTAGCGATATGTACCGACTTGCTGCAACGGTTAGCGAGTACGCCGACGAGCCGTTGTAGAGGTCGTAGAAGCTTGAGCCATCGAGGGAGCACTGAAAAGTTATCGACGTGCTAGCCAAACCCGCTGGAGTGACGATTGCAAGAGGAATGGTCCCCTGCAACGTAAATGCCGTCGAGGTCGTCCCGGTTGAAATCGTCACCTTGTCTGTAAGCTTAAGATTCTTAGCCAATTCGAAGCTCCTTCATTTCCTTGCTTAGCTGGTCGAGAAATGCCGATTCCGCCGAACCGCCTGATTGATGGTAAGCCTTCACCGTCGCGCGTTCCG